GCACTTCGCATATTCATCTCATTAGCGTACATAATAGTATCAACATGATATGAAAATGCTTTGTTAGTTAGAAAAGGTGCATAGGTCTTCTCAGCTAGTTCTGGATTATCACTCTCCCGTATAAGATCTTCTTTACTATATGAAGCAGAATTAACAAAGTCAAATGGTTTCATCGCTCATTACCTCATTTTCGACTTTGCTGACGCATTTTTCACAGCAAGCATATTCAATATCCTTACTATGGAAAACAACACCAGGCATGTCTTCTTCAATTAGTGTACCACATATAGAGCAAGTTCTAGTTTGATACTTTTGATCTTCCATTACTTAAACTCACATTGTACCATTAGTTCAGTTAAACATGCTACCATGTTAACTTCTTGATCTACTACAAATGCTGATTTATATTGATAGTCAGCAATCGTTAATACTAACTGAGGTATAGACGATGGCTCTAAATGCTCATGAGCATTATCGTATAGTTTGCGAAAGATAGCAGTAGGTTCATTGTCTATATTACTAGCAACCCATTTACGTACTTCGCTAAACTTCTTAGTCTTCATTGACTCAATAAGACTAGTAATACTAATATCTTTTACTTTAGAAAGGATACCAGAATCAATACTACCTGTTGCACTATAACGTTGAAGTTCATTTAGAACTCTACGCCAATCAGGGAAGTATTTATTAACTACTTCTGCAATTACCTTTTTATCATACGTAACATTTTCCATGTCAAGTATCTTCATAGTTCTTTCCCAGAACTTAGCAGCAATCGCAGGTTTTTCATTACCAGGAATCTTAAAGTCAACTACACTACATCTTGAATGTAGAGGACTAATAATACGGTTCTTATAATTACAAGTAAAAATAAATCCGCAATTCTTAGAAAACTCTTCCATAAAGTTACGGAGAGCAGGCTGCGTACTATTAGGATTTAAATAGTCAGCCTCATCTAGAATTACATATTTACGAGAACCAGTAAAGGATACAGCTGAGGCAAAGTTTTTAATCTCATGCCTCAGCGTATCGATATTGCCATTCATAGAACCATTAATAACAATATAGTCACAATCAATCTCCTCTAGCATGGCTCGTGCTACTGTAGTTTTACCTACACCAGGACCACCAGCTAGAAGGAGATTAGGTATATTATCTTGCCCAATAAATGTCTTAAACGTATGCTTAAGGTCATCAGGCAAGATACAATCATCTATCATCCGAGGACGATATTTTTCAACCCACAAAAATTCATCACGAAACATAATATAATCCTACTGTTTATTCAGGGGCTTCTTCTGCAGATGGTTCCTCAGTAGTATCAACTGGAGCTTCTTGCGCCTGTTGATTTGCCTGAACAAATGTAGTGAAACGTTCACGAAGAGCTGCTACTGCTGTGAGCTCTTCCCCACGGATTGCTCCGCGCTGTACTGCTGCGTCAATAAACACAATGACGTTTTGCAGATCTGCCAGTGAAAGGCCTGGCGCCTGTTGCTGTTCTTCAGCCATACTATCCTCCGTACGAAGAGTTTGTTTCTGTTGCGATCCAATACTGCAGTCTTGGACCAACTTGATTGGTACTCTCAAACTGAGCAATACCTTTTGATGAGATCTTAATATTATAGTTGTAGTTAATCAACTTTAAGTTCTCCGTTTTAAAGATCATACGAAACTCTTTATCAGTTTCACCGATCGTTACACTATAGATATCAGCAGTCGGATCTTTCGAATTAACTGCTTCAATCAATACATTACCATCTTTACCACTAAGAGCAATCTCAGGTAATTGCATTACACCAGCCGCTCGAAGTACGCCCTGGACATCATTCCATTCAGCCGTTACTTCAACCTCTGGATTAGGGAAAGTGATATCCTTCTCAGGAGGGGTCACAATCATAGTTTCTTCAGCAAACGTATAATTAACTGCACGTTTACTGTCTTGTACTCTCATATGAGTCTCTTTAAACTGTATAACAGCATCTTCGAATAGAGACATCACACCGAGCAATCTCGATAGTTCATAGATACCACCTTTAGCGGGGATATCTTCTTCAATAACTGCTTTTGCCATAATAGTCTTCTGAGGCGATACAGTGCTCAGAATTTGACCTGGTTTAAACAGAATCGAAGGGTTGATAGTCGAAAAGTTCTTCAATACGTTTATCGTATCTTCAGAGAATTTCATATTATAGCTCCACAAATTAAAATAATCATCACGATCAATCACAGCTTCTTTCAACGTACGCAACCCTCGCCAATTACGAAGTGTACGTGCTGAAGAACCCATTACTTAGCCTTCTTTTTACCTCCTAGCTTACTAATATCAGCAGTAGCAGCTGCTCCTACAGACGCAAGATCTGCAAGACTGCCACCGAAGATATGAGTACCTACATGCTGTAGTTTCATCCACGGACAGAACCATAGCTTAAGACCAATCTTTCTAGACCACTGACAGAACATATAATCTTCTGATAGATAACGTCTCGAGTCAGGGTCAATAACACAATCAAAGTAAGCATGAATCTCTCTAGTACCATCAAAATGCTCAGTACGAACATGATCAGGCTTGTAAGAGAACTCAGGATATGCTTCTTTATATTTCTCGAAGGTATTTTTACGTACAAGCATAAAGCCTGTACCACCTTCCATAACTTCTACAGGCTCATCAATCTTAATCTGAGGCTGGCCGCCTACTGGATTAAAGACGTAATCACCTACGAAGTTGTCAAGTACATTAGGATCTTCATCAGCAACACCTTTATCTACTGCTGCTTTAATTTTTTCCCATGAAATACACTTCTTAGGATATGGACCGCAAATAATATCATAATCATTTTCACTATCATTTTGCAACGCAAGTGCTAGTAAAGTAATAATATCTTTAGCATCGAATCCAATATCACTATCAATAAACATAAGATGTGTACAGTCAGAACGCATAAATTCATCTACACAATAATTACGAGCTCTTGTAATTAGACTCTCGTTAAAGAGATAGTAGAATTTGACTTCAATACCATAATGAGCACATAATGCAGATAAGTCATTAGTTGATCGACAAAACATACCTGCACACTGACCTCCATACATTGGAGTAGCGACAAATAGTTTCGCTTTCTTTAACTCTTCTACTGAGATCGAAATTTCCATTAGTTAACACCATACCGCTTATCATGTTCTTTATTCAAACCATAGTCTCCATCATATAAACCAAGAGTCTCAGATTCAAAAAGTAAGAATTGACCTACGCGCGTTCCTCTCTTTAATTTAAACACACCATTATTGACATGCATACAGCCTGCCATTATACCGTTATAACCAGAATCGTACAAACCAGAAGTAATAAACACCCCGTTTCGATTAAGCGTTGATCTAGTAATAACAAAGCCTGCTTCACCTTGTCCCACATCGATAATATTCTCCATTACAATTTCATATGACCCTGGATTAAGATTCCAGTAACCATTATCATCAGGCATCAATTCACGAGACGCTCGATGCTCTTTTTTATCTTCATCTAATACAAAAGGTGTACCAAGACTTTCAAAGATTTTATCGACACGAAGATCAACTGCATTAGGTTGTATATCTTCGGGTTGTACATTAGTTAATGAGGATTTACTCATACCCGATGCAATATGAATCATTTTATTCTCCAAAATAATAAGGGTTCTCTACAGTTGAGAACTCACCTACAGGTTCAAGTATCGGTAGATTATGTTTAGGGTGGGAAGTACCAAGCGTGAACATAATGTTTGGTTCGATAGAACTGCTACCGTCAAATTTCGTTGATGAAATATTTAGCTCGTCGTCTATGAATAGAGGACTTATTTCATTTCTAAACACTAAAATATCTGACCCATCGTACCATACACAACTAAACGTTCCGTCGATATCATCAGGGGTATCATCATCAATCAACTGTCTAAGGATTAATTTAGTATCCCAATTATATGTTGATTCATGTTTAGATTGCAAGCGTTTTATTTCTTTTTCTTTAATAATACCATTATGCCACAAGAGATGATTACCAATAGAAGCAGGGTGAATATTATCTAATGACTTATCAGTCGTAGGAGCTTGTTGATGAACAATGCAATAATGATCATCTGGTACTCTTATAGTATCATATAGTAAAGGCCCTTCCCCACGGGAGACGCTAAGGATACTCATAGTATACCTATGTATATACGTGATACTATGAGAATATGTGCCTCGATATTCGTTCAACTTAGCTAGTTCAACGATCTTATCCGTAGAGAAAGAACCAATAATACTACACATTAATTATATCACTCCAAGGTATTTCTTTCTGATATGGAATAGGATCTACCATACCTGCCTTAGCAAAGTTCATAATACGTTCTGCGCATGAAGGACATTTACCGCAGCTACGACCTTCTTCATCTGGATCATAACAAGTAAGAGTATGAATAAGCAAATCCTCTTTACCAATCTCTTTACAGATTTCAATCTCTTGTTGTTTAGATAGATGAGAGAAAGGAGCCATAATAGAAACCTGATGAGTTCTATTCTGTACTGCTACAGCATTAAGACTGTCAACAAACTTCTGCGATGTATCCCAATAGCCATACTCATCATGTACTTGTAGACCTGTAAATACATGCGATGCGTTAGAGGACTCAGCCTGTGCCATTGTCAGAGAGAGGAGGATGAGATTACGAAATGGCACATATGTCTTAGGC